CCAATACAATTATGAATATTCCAAAAGAAAAATACAGAAACATAATTAAAGGTGCTTATGAAAGACCAGAAAAATATATATCCAAGAAAAATAATACACGAAAAATTAAGAAGAATTATTTATGAGTTTTCATATAAAATGGGCGTTTTAAATGAGAAAAGGTGTAATATTATTGGCAGTTTTACTAACTTTTACATTTAATGAAAACGCATTTCGACTTTATTTTTCATTTGGTTTATTGGCACTTTGGATGTCAATTTACTACATTTTATAAATGTATGTATATTATTTTTGCAAAAAAAATAATATATTTTTAATTAAATTTTATACCGAGGAGGGGGTCATAGGGGGGGCAAAGCCCCCCTATAGATACATACTGTTCAAAACACTTTGACTAATGCACTCTTCCACTTTCACCAAAGTATCCACGTCTTTTTTCGTCAAAGTATATGGAAATGTCACTTTAATTCCCATTTCTTTCTCGAAAATGCCTGTTGTTTCCGGCTTCACCAGTCTATACAAATTCAGTTTGGTATGTATGATTTCCAAAGTTCGTTTCAAATTACGCACACCTTCTTCACCCTTCGCCTGATTGGAAATAATGTGTGACAAAACGTCATCGCTGATAACAATATCATCCTGTCCAAATCCAACTTGTTCGCGAATCTTGGGCAACATATAGTTTCGCGCAATTGTTAGTTTCTCCTTCAAATCGTATCCCTTTGTCACAATTCTATACATTCTGTCTTTCAAAATTGGGTTTATCAGTTTCTCGTCATTGTAACTGAATATAAACAAACACTTGCTCAAATCCAACTCAATTTCCGAGAAATACTTGTCGTGAAACTGACTGTTTTGCGACGTGTCTGTCAAATGAGTCAAAATTCCAATTATTTCTTGGCCTCTTGCAGTATCACTGACCTTATCCAACTCGTCAAAGTAGATGACCGGGTTCATGCATTTGCTTTCCGTCAAGATTTGCACGATTTTGCCCCAAGTGCTTCCCTCATAGGTGTAAGAATGGCCTTCCAGGAAACTGCTGTCGCCACATCCACCAAGTGCGATGAACGCAAACTCGCGCCCCAAAATCTTGCTGATTCCGTCCTTAACAAGAGAAGTTTTCCCGGTACCTGGAGGGCCATGTATAGCAATGGCTGTGCCCATCGAGCCAGGATTGGATATCCACTGTCCCACCATCTGCATAATTTGCATCTTTGCCGAATTTAATCCAAATACACAGTTGTCCAACTGTTTCTTTGCATTGACAACATATTCACTGCACTTATCAATACCATCATTAATATTGATAGTCAAGTTTTTATAGATGCCAAAAGGAATTCGCATGAAATTGTCGACCCAGTTTTTAAGTTTAAAATACTCGGGTTCGCCGGGCTCCATCATACTCAACTGGTTTAGACGCTGAATTGCAATCGCTTTGAATTTAGGCGGAATGTTGGATTGCAGCAAAGACAAACGATATGGTTTCTCTACATACATGAACTTATTAATATCATTCAAATCGTTCATAATCTTTAATTGCTCCTTGTTGGACAGCTTCTTCTTAAAATATCCAAATTCGTCCGCCATCTCTTGAGTGTCAGCAAAATTAATCATGTCCTCATAAACTTTGGCATTCTTGGAACGTGCATTCTTGATTAATTTGGCAATGGAGTGCTCACATTGTTTGAGTGCCTTTTGGATAATTTGGTTGTTTGGTTTTGCTTTTAACTTATCCACCAAAATCTTCTTAAGTTCAATGATTTCATTGTATTTGTCTCCAATATCAACCACCTCAGACATGGTATCACTGGCGTCGTCTTTGACCTTCTTCTTTTCGGGTTTTGACTTCTTTGCAATGACGCTTTCAGACAAAGACTGGTTTGAAACGGAAGGCGACAATGGCATTCCAACTGGTTCAAAGGTCTCCTTCATAAACATTTTTTCGTCGTCGGAACCATATTCGTCGTTGGATACATTGGACTGAACTTTGTTTTTTAACTGGCTGCCGCCAATTGTAAAAGTAATTTTGTAGTTTTTCTCGGCATTTTCTTCTTCTTCTTCATCATCTTCTTCGTCGGAGTCAATGTCTTCATACACTGTCTCTTCGTCGGAGTCAATGTCTTCCTCATCCTCTTCTTCTTCTTCCTCCTCTTCTTCTGACTCAGATTCATATTTCTTTGATTTGTGCTTTCTTCGTGCTTTTTCTCTTTCCTTCTCTTTTTTATCTTTCTTTTTCTTCTTGTCTGCCACAACTTTGTCATCCATGTATTTGGAAGGAAATAATGATTGCAAGGTTTTGTGGAGTTCCGCCAAATCGTCGGAATTTTCAGAATTGTCGTCAGAAAATGTTTTCTTGGACTTATTCTTCTTTGATTTGGGGGTCTCGATTTCACTATATCCTGATTCATCCGAATCAGAATCAGATACAAAACTGGAATCCTCCTCCGAATCGGATTCGGGCTTGTTCTTCTTGTATTTCTTGTTCTTGGTGATAATTTCGGTCTTAGTTCTTGGCATTTTGATTATATTATGTTTTTGTGCATTTGGTTTTATTTTGTTTTAAAAAATCAATTTTATGAATTTTTCAAAAAATGTTTTTTGTAAAATTGAATTTTACTTTAGTGTTTTGTAAAATGATATAAATAATACCTAATATAATATATAGCAACTATTAAAAAATGTCAGGAAACAAACAAGTATCAAACGCAGCATACAAGAATCCCAGTAGAATTATTGGGATTCAATTTGGAATGTCATCGCCAGAAGAGATACGCAAAGCTGGTGTAGTAGAAGTTGTCTCAAAGGATACCTACGTTGGTAACAAAGAAGTGCCGGGTGGTTTGTTTGACCCAAGAATGGGTGTTCTCGGACCTGGTTCAATTTGCCCAACTGACGGATTAACATATATTCAAACGCCCGGATATTTTGGATATATCGAAATGGCGCGTCCAGTGTTCTTTATTCAGCATATCAAGGAAATCATGAAAATCCTCAAATGTGTATGTTTCAAATGCAGCAAGTTATTGATAAACAAAGACGACCACAAACATGTTCTTGAAATGAATTCATACAAACGTTGGGACTATGTTTACCCATTGTGTCAAAATGTTAAACGCTGTGGCGAGTTAACTGAATCTGGATGCGGATGCAAACAACCGGATAAAATCAAACTTGAAGATATGGCGACAATCAATGCTTCCTGGGGCAATTTAGTAAACGAATCTGAAAACATGTCAATGATTTTATCTGCCGAAATTGTTTTGAAAATTTTCAAGCGCATATCGGACGAAGATGTTGAGTTTATGGGATTTAGTGCAACCTGGTCTAGACCCGACTGGATGATTTGTCAGGTATTGCCTGTTGCACCGCCTTCTGTAAGACCGTCTGTTAAAATGGATGCTAACCAGCGTTCAGAAGACGATTTGACAAACATTTATGGCCATATTATCAAGACAAACAAGGATTTGGCTGACCGAATTAGCAGCGGCACTGTTTCACCAGAATTGATTAACAAGTTAACCACTGTTTTGCAATATTATGTTGCGATGATTGTTAACAATAAAGTGAAGGGTGCGGTGCCGATGGCGCAGCGAACTGGGCGTCCATTGCAGTGCATTACCGGCCGTCTAAATTCCAAGAATGGTCGTATTCGCGGTAATTTAATGGGTAAGCGTGTGGACTTCAGTGCGCGTTCAGTCATTACTGGCGACCCCAATTTGTCTGCGCGCCAGCTGGGTGTTCCGATGAAGGTGGCCATGTGTTTGACAAAACCGGTGGTTGTCAATGACCGAAACAAAAACTTCTTAACCAAATTGGTTCAAAACGGACCGGAGAAGTATCCCGGTGCAAAGATTCTGGAGAAGAAGGACGGGTCCAATGTATCGTTGAGATATGTGGACCGCGATTCCATCCGATTGGAAAACGGCGACGTGGTTCATCGACATATGATGGATGGCGACGCGGTGCTTTTCAATCGTCAGCCCAGTTTGCACAGGATGAGTATGATGTGTCATATTGTGAAAGTGATGAAGCGTGGAGATACGTTTCGGATGAACGTGTGCGATAAACTTTGTGTCGCCAACAGGAGGCGTTTAAAAGCGTGCTACCTCCTAGTGTCTTATGCCAAAAAGGCGTAAGATGCAACACTGCCAAATTGACGGGAAGTTCCTTAGAGTCTTCACTACCACCCCTATGCGGAAACGTGCAGGGGGAACTCGGTTAACAGCCGAACCCAATGGTAAAAAAGTGAAGAATTGGATAACCCGCAGCCATGCCCCTAAACTCGCTATGATAGAGCACGGGGAAGGTTCAACGACTAAACGACAGTGGTTCATAAATGAAGGTCTAATCAGCCGGATATGGAATAAGATATAGTCTACTCCCTACAGAAATGTAGGGTATAATGTAGGTCAGACAAAGCCCTACAATGCGGATCAAAAAACGTCGAGGTTCGCAACAGGAGGCGTTAAAAGCGTGAAACCTCCTAGTGAGTAAATTTATAGAGGCAAATAGAATAAATAAAATGGTATAAATACAAAATGGATAATATAATAAGATGGAAGCAGATACAAAACCTTGTTCAAAATGTAATGAAATAAAAAAAACTGATAATTTTATACAAAACAAAAATGTTTGTAAAGAATGTCGCAACAAATACACAAGAACAAGATATAAAAATATTGAAATAAGTGATGATAAAATGGTGATATGCAATAGTTGTAATATAGAAATGCCAAGTAGTGAAATTGTGAAAAATAGAACAGTTTGTAAAAAATGCAATAATGAAAAAAGACGAAAAAAATATGCAACAAACGATGAATTGCGTAAGAAGCTAATTGAAGATGCAACAGCTTTTAAGCAGAAGCGTCTGGCTGAGCGCAATACAATTAAACAAGACAAACTTGAAAAACTAGAACAAGAAATTGGTAAAGAAAATGCAATATGTAAATATTGCAAAGAAGTAAAACCAAAAACAAGATTCCGGTTCAATCGTTTAAAATGTGCGGATTGTGAACGCGATGAACCATTGGAAAAGTTTAAACGCTCAGTTCGTTCCAGAATTTATATTTCATTGAATAAAAATAAAAACAAACACACAATTGAATATCTTGGTTGCAATTCGGAAGAATATTTAAAATGGCTTGAATACAATAATTCAAACTATACATTAAATAATCGCGGAAAAGACTGGCACATTGACCACGTCATTCCTTTATCCAAATTCAATCTGGATGATGAAAATGAACAAAAACTTGCATTTAATTGGAAAAATACAACTGCACTATCACCAAAAGAAAACTTGGAAAAAAATAATAAAATAATACCATCACAAATAGAAAATCATCTTAATAAATTAACAATATACCATAAAGAAAATAATATAGAAATGCCTCAAGAATATATAAATTTATTTGCAAAACACCTTGTTGTTCGGGAATCCCCTAAAGTTATCACTACCACCTTCGTTATGGAAACAGACGAAGGGATCTCGGTTAATCGCCGAACCCGATGGTAATAATGTGATAAATGATAATTCGTAAAAAATGAATTTGAAATGGGCAATCCGCAGTGTCACTTCCTAATGTCGCTATGATAGACGATGGAAGGCATTCAGAGACTGAACGGGTGTTGGTTTGCAATGAAGGTCTAGTCAGCCAGAGCAAGCTTAAGATACAGTCCGTCCGCTGCAGAAATGCAGCGGACTACATCGTTCGACGGAGATGAGATGAATCTACATCAACCCCAAAACGAATTGTCCGAGTCCGAGTTGCGAAACTTGGCGGCGATTCCCTACCAGATAATTAGTCCTTCCAGCAACGCCCCCATCATTGGTATATACCAAGATTCCATGTTGGGTTCGTATCTATTCACACGAGAAGACGTGAAATTTAACCCAAGACAAGCAATGAACTTGTTGATGGGTTATTCCAAAGTGGATATGAAGGAATTGAGAGAAAAGAAGCAGATTACCAGCTTCGACATATTATCGCAAATAACCCCCCCAATTTCATTAAAATACAAAACCAAATTGTTTGAGGATGATGAAGATGCAACCACCTCCAACAATGTTCTGGAAATCAATGACGGAAAATACATGAGAGGACAGGCCGACAAGGGTGTCTTCGGTTCAGGAACAAAAGGTATTCTGAACCGTATCTGCAACGATTTCGGAAACATGGCGTGCTCCAATTACATTGATGATTTGCAGCAGATAATTACCGAATACATGAAAACCAGTGCATACAGTGTTGGTATTAGTGATTTGATATCGAACTCCGAAACCACGGAACGAGTGTTGCGCGTAATTATGGAAAAGATGAACGATGTCAAGGATATTATTGACAAAGTCCATCTTGGAATACTCGAAAACAATTCGGGCAAAACAAATGTCCAAGAGTTTGAAATCCAAGTCGGCAATGTTTTGAACAATGCAACCAGCGAAACTGGTAAAATTGGTGTCAAGAGTTTGGACAAAAGTAACAGATTCGTCAAGATTGTCAAATCCGGTTCCAAGGGTTCTATGTTGAATATTTCCCAGATGATTTCGTGTCTGGGTCAGCAAAGTATTGATGGAAAGCGTGTCCCCTACGGTTTTGACAACCGAACACTGCCTCATTTCAGCAAATACGACGACTCCCCAGAAGCACGCGGTTTTGTCAAGAACTCATACATTTCTGGATTGACTGCACCGGAATTGTTCTTCCACGCGATGGGTGGTCGTATGGGTTTGATTGACACTGCCGTGAAATCTGTAACATGGGAAACCCCCATTGTGATAATTGACGAAAACGGCAAGCCAATTTACACGGAAATTGGCCGCTGGATTGATGGCAAATTAGACGCAAGTGTTGATGCAGTTCAGCATTTTGACGAGAAAAATATGGAACTGCTGAATGTGAACAATATTTATGTTCCAACCACTTGCGAAAATGGAAAGGTTTCATGGGAAGAAATCACAGCGGTTACAAGACACGACCCAGGAACCAAATTATATGAGATAAAGACTTTGGGTGGTCGCACAGTAACTGTGACCGAAAGTAAATCATTATTAATTTGGAACAAGGAGAGAAAGGGATTCTATGAAATGCTAACTCCCGAGATTTGTGTGGGTGATTGTGTTCCAGTTACGGCTGAATTGTGTGAACCGCCAACTGTTTTGAACCAGATTCTTTTGGCCGATTATTTGTCAAAGAAAGACTTTGTGTTTGGAACTGATTT